CGAGCGAGGACACCGAGATGAACAAATATGGCATAGAGGTTTCAATGCTGTACCGGGTCAATATGTACTGCGACGGTAGCAGGACGCTGGACAAGTTGAACCACCGTACTTTGAGATGGGAAAACATAGAAGGGGCGGAGAAGTGGAAATGTAAAGAAATTTTGGACGACTGGAAAGTTTTATACGGGTTGGTTATATAGGAATTGAGGGGTTAATGTATAAAAACGTTAACCCCTTTTTGTGTTAAAATCGTTAACGTAATTTTGATGCACTTCTACAAAAACTTTGTGAGAGAAAACTTTTTAGAGAGAAAGCTTGATTTTAACGGTATTTTAACTAAAAAGCGTGTTTTTGACAAAAAAATAGCCAAAACCGTCTTTGACACCGCCATTTCATGTTTGACACCCGACCGGGCTCACAGGACGCAGAACGCGCTTTTCAAGATTTTGATGTGAAAGATTAAAATTTGTATCTTTGACACTTAAATCGCTTATTTATAGTACCTTATACTGTAATATAGTGTATTTGTCATAGATGGAAAGATAGATACTAGTGGAGTAACTATTAATAAGTAATAATATAGATAACATAAATATACTATTGTTATCAAATGTTATTTAAATTACGGTTTTTTTTTAAATATAATCTACAGGGAAAACCCGTTTCCATCTTTCCATCTATGACACTTGGGCTGAAATGCCCTGTTCATCGGGTTTTCAGGGTGGAAAGATGATTTTGGTAGGTGGAAAGATGGCGATTCGGGTGGAAAAAGCGTATTTTTGTAGAGTTGTAAATAAAAATTATATGGCTACAAAGAAGAAAGAAATTATAGAAACTAAGGAGGCGGTGCAGCTGCCGAAAGCCGAGAAGGTCAGGCCGGATTACGCGCACTTCCGATTGGCTCCCACATACGCGACTACCAAGTATTTGGCGGATTCGTTCGACTACACCAAGTGCTACCAGGTCGCTACGGCGCATTACGGTATGACGCCTATCTGGCAGGAGCCCCAAGAACTTTGGGAGGCGTACGCGATCTATTCGGCGTGGTGCGAAGCGACGCCTGTTATAACACAAGAGGCCGTCAAGTCCGGTAACATGGCCGGGACGCTCTATGAAGTGCCAAAGAAGCACCTGCAATCGGAGGGCGAGTTCTGCATGTTTCTTGGCGTTAACGTCAACTATTTGCACAACCGCCGCGCTACCTACGCCGAGAACCTCAAGGAGTTCGATCTGACAATATGCGAGGACTTCATAGCGGTGATCGACAGGATTCGCGAAGCCATCGCGCAGGACCTCGATCAAGGCGCGACGGTGGGACAGTTCGACGCCAACTACGTTCGTGCCCTACGCGGCATTAAAACGCAGATGGACTACACGTCTAACGGCGAAGCCATCAAGGGCGGCTTGACGGTTAACGTGACTGACCCGAAAGTACGCGCAAAGGTCAGCTCGATCAAGAACTTTAAAAAGGATCATAAGGAGGACGATAAATAATGAATTGTACCTACGTATTTAACAAGATGATAGAGCCGTTTTGCGACCCCTATATAAGAGGTATAGCGAGCAAAGGTGGTACGCGTTCATCTAAGACGTGGAGCGTACTACAGCTTCTCTATTTGGTTGCTAACGAAAGCACCGAGCCTCTTATGATCTCATGCGTTACCGACACGCTCCCAGCCGTGAAGCGCGGAATGTTCCGTGACTTCCAGAACATGCTGCTGGACGAGGGGGTGTGGGACGACAATGCCCTCAACAAGTCCGACTTGATCTACACGGTGAAGCCCGGCGTGTGCATCGAGTTCTTCGGGTGCGACAACGCGTCGAAGGTACACGGACCTGCACGTGACATCCTTTTCATCAACGAGGCGCAGCGGGTGCCCCGCGAGATATTCCGACAGTTGGACGTGCGTACCACGCTTAAGGTTATCATCGACTTCAACCCCGTGCGGCGCTTCTGGGGTGAGACGGACTTTACAGGCGACAAATACGTAACGATCCACTCGACATACAAGGACAACCCGTACTTGTCCAGGCAGCAGGTAGAAGCCATAGAGCGGAACGCTAAGGACGCCAATTGGTGGCGCGTCTACGGTGAAGGACTGACGGGCGGGCTGGAAGGCCTCGTATATCCCCAAATTGAGACGATCGACGCTTTGCCAGAGGATTTAACGGGTGAGGACGTTAAGTTCGTTATAGGGCTTGATTTTGGCTTTCAGAACGACCCGACCGCTATCGTCAAAATCTACATGCGGGGCATGAACCTGTACATAGACGAGGTGTGCTATGAAACTAAGATGCTGAACCGCACGATCGCCGAACGGCTTAAGGACGAAGGACTACACCGCACGATTACGGTATGCGACAATGCGGAGCAGAAGTCTATTATAGAACTAAGGGGGCTAGGCTGTAACACGATCCCCTGCATAAAGGGAAAAGGCTCTATCCGGGCGGGCATCCAGCAGGTGAAACAGTTCAACCTGTTTGTAACGAAGCGGAGCACTAACGTACTGGACGAGGCGGACAATTACACCTACGTCAAGGACAACCTAACCGACACGTACACCAACGAGCCGATAGACGCTTACAACCACGCATGGGATGCGATACGTTACGGCGTTGACTATCTTATACGTAAATACCGCCCGAGATACGCGAATAATGATTAGATTTGCAGCATGAGAGTAGACGACCGAGTACGCATTAAATACGATTACGCTGGGGACACCGGGACGGTTACAGAGACCGACGTGTTAGGCGTGGTCGTGCAATGGGACGGATCGAACGTTGAAGAGTGGTATTATTACGAAGAACTAGAATTGATTGAATATGAGTAAAACAGCGTTTTATGGCGCGGAGTGGCTGATACTCCAAGCGCCGACCGGATGGAGAGGAAAGATTAAAAACGTTTTCCTCCGCTTGTGGTGGAAAATTTGTGGGTATTACAACCGCAAACAATTAGAATATATTTGTAACTTGCATCCGAATTATAAGGGCGGCTTAACTTCTGACCAAGCAGCGGCATTAAGCGCGGTGGCAGAGTACGCTAAGGCCGACCCTTTTATTGTAAAAAACAGGAAGCTTGTGTACCGTATACCGCGCATCGAGGACGTGACACTATGGCAGGTGATCGAGGCGAGAAGGAGCGAGACGGCAACGGAGAAGGTAACGAAGTGGTGCACGCCTATCGAGCACGAACCAGCCGAGTATGCGCCGGACAACGTCTACCATCTCCTATGCGCTACTAAGTATATCAAGGAACAGATAGAGACGGCGGACGGACTGGAGAAACGTCTATTTCCTTTCGACGCGGGAAGCACGCCGGAAGACGATCCGATCAAGGAGGCGAAGAACGTGCTGACACTCGTACAGGCTACGGCGGAATTGTTCGCATGTACGTTCGAGGACGCGAAGCGGATCAACTACCTGGACGCGATGCTGGCGCTATCCAAGCGGCACGAGGAGAACGAGAAACAGAAGGCAGAGATGAAGAAACATTATAAATCATAACGTTATGGGTTTAAAAAAGTATGAGATTATTACAGTAGGGAGCGACAGGAGAGTACGCGCCCTTCGTTCGTGGGCGGTAGGCGGCCGGTACGTCAATATTGGCGACGTGGGCGGCATCGTGTACGACGAGAATACACTATCACAGGACGGCGCTTGCTGGCTGTTTAGGGGCAACTTTGGCTTTCCTGGTGCACGCATCGGAGGGGATTCGATCGTGGACGTAGCCGAGGCTGCACTAAGCACCGCGGGTGCGCCTAACGTAGACATTCTAGGGTCTAGTGTCGTGGTGGGTTCTAAGATAGCTTTTGAATCAGATAAAACAACGGCGGATGCCGTAGTGCTAACAGCGGCTGACTTCGAGCAGGGGCTTCTTAACTTCGTATCGGGGGCTAACTGGGAGACATGGAAGGCAGTCAGTAACAATTTTGTGCGGACTAAATCACCTATATTTGTAGGCGGCGCAGCCGTAACGCTTAAGATAGATGTTCCGGGCTTCGAGGTTCGGGCGTATATGTTGGATCGCGACGGCATCGGAGCTACCCCGGTGATATCAAAGTTTTCGGGTGCGGGTGTAACGTTGAGCCTACCCTCGGGGTATCAGTATTTCGTTCTTGCCTTGGTAAAGAATCCACTTGCCCCAACAGTCCCGGCAGACGCGACAACGGCGAAAATCACGTTTACAGGTACTTATGAAACTAAACTTTCAATCATTGATTCACGTGTGGAGATCAACCCTGCAAATAGCACGGCGACTGCTTTCATTAAGCCGGGCGGCACTTATGCGATCATCTCGGGGGCTAAATACTCGGAAGCGATCATAAGAAACTCTAGGGTGTCTGTAAACGTTCCGGGAGCTACCAGTAGAGCATTTAGGATGATGGGTCAGATAATCGGATCGGCCGCAACGCTAGACGCAACCGCGGGTAGCATTACAATAGCCGGGTCGTACAACAACGTCAAGAACCTAATGGCATTGGGTATATTAACCACAGACATAGGTATAAGCGCGCCTAGCATTATACAGGCTACGGACTGCGACAACTTCGCTGTATCGCCCACAATCTTCCCGGGACTGGCAACAGCGCAAACGGCTAACGTGCCATTCATCTTCCAAGGTTGTAATGTTCCGAACGGCTTATTCTACCATCACGCACAGATAGCCAACACGTACAAGAATATCGACTTTGCGTTGGCGCAAGCTGATTTGGGTAAAGCAACGGCTAGCAGTGGCGTAATACTGGTCAGTTCTGAAGTTGAGGGAATGTATCGGGCAACCCACAAGGACACCGGAGCTTTTGGCGCGCTAGTTGAGAGTTACGAAAGTGTGAAAAGTCTTAGCGTTCTAAACAACAATCCGTCGTCTTCGTATGGCGCTACGATATATAAGGACGCGTATTTTAACGGGTTGTTTCAAATCGAGGGTACTAACGTATTCGGCAACAAAGTACGTAGCCATCCATTGGCACAGGTTCTGAACGTTCAGCCGCGCGCGGTACAAGGAGGCTTCACTCTCACAGCGGGACAACCGCCCGTGCCTAGTACAGAATCTACACGTGTACGGACCGAAAAATACTTTAGGATTAATGGGGCTAGCGGTATGGGTGTTCAAAATATTCCGGCAGGGGTAGAGGGACGCCTAGTTTACCTTGACGGATCGGGTAATTACATAGGCTTAGGGGGTTGGCACACCGGAAGCGTTGTAGTTCCAACCGTATCACTAGTAAACTCGTATGCTTACATATTGTTCCGTAAAACAGGGGACGCTGCCATCACACCCGAAGATTTGGCAGGCGTAACCATGACGGTGTACAACGGTTGTAAGATCGTGAACACAGGCGCAACAGCGGTTAACATGAAGGGCAATATCAGAGTAGAGGACAACGCTACACTCGTCAACGCTAGCATTACCGGAACAGGCTATTTTGGTGGTAATTCCGTAGTAAGTTACACCCCGGCAGTATGGGCCGCCCTTGAATTCAACGGCACGGTTTACATGAAGGACAACGCGGTATTCGCGCCTACGGCGTTAAGGGGGTCTTGTACGCTTGTTCACATGAGGGACAACGCAAAGTTTATCGGATCGGTTACTGCAATTAATACAAGCCTTTCGTTCGTCATGGGGAACAACGCTATTATAGAAGGGATAGCTAACGCACAGTCGGGTGTGGTTATGTCGGGCAACTCCAAAATTACGGCAACCGGGCAGATATTGGCAGCTAGCCGCGGCGTGCTCACAATGAAGGACAACGCTAGTATCGAGGCGAGCACAACCGTTATTGGGGCCATTACGCTAGCGGGCAATTACAAGGGCAACGTAGTAAAAACATGGACGGGCAAACGGACCATTACAGATGTAAACGAGCCGGAATATGATAATAACGTAAAAACTCAATATGACTTTTAAAGGGATACTAGACCAGGTTGGAACATGGGGGGCGCAACACGCGCTTCCCGTATTCTTCGGAGATGAAGCCACACGTAATCGACTGGCAAACGATATAACGGGTGATTTTATTTTTGTTGATGTGCCCGGAGGAAGGCAGGACTACAACGACTATGCCGCCGAGGCGTTCTCGATCTCCGTGCTTATCCAGGTGCTGGGGACTTCGCACTACGAACGCGACGACGCGTCCGAGATCGACGTACTGGATCGGACGTTCACAGTCATAACCGACATAGCGAAGAAGGCGGTTTGCCTCTACGAGTCCGAGGGTGCGGCTGTAACCAAGCGCCAAAACATTTATGACAGTCCCAAATCGGGCTGGGAGATAACTCTTAATCTATCTGAATAATGGCACGTAACGCAATGTTGGAAATAGAAGTACTACTAACCAAGCTACGGGACGACATAGAAGCGTCTTACAAGGCTAAAGGGCTGATGGCTTCCGGTAACTTCGCCAAGGAGCTAAAGTTGGTTGTAAGCGGCAACAACGCCCGTATCACAGCGCCGCGTTATGTAGGCGCAATGGAAGGTGGACGCATTGCGGGAAAACGTCCGCCGTTGTGGATCATCCGGAAATGGATCGAGGACAAGAACAAGCAAGGCGCGAACATACCGCTAACCGCGGCGTATCCGATCGCGAAAGCCATCGGAGAGTTCGGGATCAAAGTACCGAACAGCCACAACCCCGGCGGTGTGGTGTCGGACGTACTCAACCCTGCAAGGGTATTGAAGTTACAAAACGAGATAGTAACTATAATTAAATACGCTATTATTGACACTTTAAATATTAAATAGATGAATGTACAAATACCGATGGCGGGCTTAACGCTCACAGGTGGAGAAACCTATAGCGGGCAATTACCCGTTTGGGCTACGCGCCCCTTGATGATCCGTATAAAACCGGACTTCATAAGCGGAAACGAGTACCCAGTGTATATCCAAGTGGTTGACGGCGGCGCCGCCAGGAAGCTCGTGACGCTACCATATCAAGAGGAGTTGGACGTAGACCTGTCTTTCGCCGCCCTATTGCTGACACGTGCAGACCGTAACAAGTCGCAGGGCGACCCAGCGTTTCCCCAACAGCTGGTAAACATTTGGAGCAGTG